AAAAACATGTATATGCATTTAAATATCCTGATTATAATTATGATAACATGCATGAGTATAATTTAGTAAAAGATTTAAAACCTACAGCTCTACAATCAGAGTTTGTTAGGAAACTAGTGAAACATGGTAAGTTTGATGAACAAGGTGATTTTACTAAAGAAAGTGTAATTGAGACGTATCAGACTGTATATCAAGATAATAATCCAAATACATCGTTAAAAAGAGCTCGGACCATTTTAACTAAAAAGAGCGTAAGGAGAATGATGAGTGAGTTAATGAAAGACAGGCTAGGGTCCATTGGAGTAGATGATGACTATATAGCCAAAGAATATAAAGATTTTATTGAAAATAAGAAATTCCCACCCAATGTTCGATTAAATGCCTTAAATAGAGTGAGTACATTAAGAGGGCATGACGATAAGAGAGTTGAGTCACTTGAGGGAAGTACTATGATTCAATTAGAAGATGGTGATAAAAAACTATTGGCTGTTGCTAGGAAGATGCTATCGGCAGATGAAATAGATAAATTCCTACAGCAAGGAGAGATAAATGGAATCAATAAACAGCAAAGTGTTAAAAAAGACGGAGATAGAAGTAAATCTGGACCTAGAAAGTAGTACCTTATATATAGATGGCTCTATGTATGAGCTTGAAGAAGATGTCCTTGAAGTTATTGATACCTTAATGACCGAACTTAGTGTCCTTGAAGTCGCACTGTTATATAATGTAGGAGCCAACCTAAACGCAAAAGCATGATAAATTATAATTTAACAAAAGAAGAGAAAAGAGAAATAGTGAGAAGAATGTATTTAGATGTGTTCTTTTTTGCTAAAATAATACTAGGTGATGAAAAACAGCCTATGCATTATCACGTTAGAAGTAAAACCCCTCCTTTTCATAATGAGGTTATAGATACCTTACTTAATTTAAATTGTGGTGAGAAATTAGCAGTTATTGCTCCAAGGGGACATGCGAAGTCAACACTTATATCACTTATATACCCTTTACATAGAGTTTTGTTTGGGGAAGAGCGATTTATTTTATTAATATCAGAATCTGAGATGCAGTCAAAGTATTTACTTCAAACGCTTGGAGACGAAATAGAATACAATGAAAAATTGCATTATTTTTTCGGGAACAGAATGGGGGATGTCTGGGGCAAAGAAGAAAAAGAAATAATTACAGAATATAATTCTGATGGGTCTACTGCAGCTACTTGTAAGATAATGGTTCGTGGTACAGGCCAGAAAGTAAGGGGACTTAAATATGGAGCATATCGTCCTACCTTAACTATTATTGACGATGGAGAGGGTGATGGTAATACAGCTACAGCACTTCAGAGAGATAAATTTAGAAGATGGATAGATACATCAGTTGTCCCTGGCTCTGATGATGGTAAAATTGTATTTATTGGAACTATTGTAGATGAAGAAGCCTATTTAAACTCTGTTGCTGGCTCAAAAGCATATAATAAAGATGGAAAGAAGATAATCAAGGGATGGAAAGGGCTGTTTTACCAGTCTATTATACAAGACACTAAGAAACATGAGTTTGTAGCGTCTGGAAAGGAGATTCATGATAAAGAGAAAATTCCAAAAGTATTATGGGAAGATAGAAGACCTTATTCATGGTTACTTGAAAGAAGAGAAGAGGCGAGAACTAAGGGAGACATTGGTTACTTTTTTCAAGAATATCAAAATGTCCCCATGGACGACTCTTTTAGAGTCTTTAAAAAAGATGACATTCAATATTACGATGGGTATTACACTAGGGATGGCGATATTGATTATGTTGTTATTAAAGATGGTAATGATAGTATTAAAAAACCTGTTAACATTTTTATGGGAGTTGACCCAGCGTCTTCAGAAAACATAAAAGCTAATTATACAGTAATAATGACTGTTGCAGTGGATGCAGAATTTAATATTTATGTTATTGACTACTTTAGAGGTCAAGTATCTCCGATGGATGGAGCTCAGAAAATATTTGAATTAGCTGAACTTTATCATCCTAGATATGTAAATATAGAAGAGACAGGACATGTGATGCTTTCTGATTATATGGAAAAGACTTCAAAAAAGTCTGGAAAGTATCTTCATATCAATAGAAAAAAAGCAATACAGAAGAAATTTTATAGAATCAAGTCTATGCAGCCAATGTTTGCATCTAAATCAGTCTTTCTTAAAGATGAACACTATGATTTGCAACAAGAATTGCTGGGCTTTAAAGAACATGCGACAACTACTAAAGATACCCTAGATGCGTTGAGGTGGGCAACTGATGATATCTATGCTCCAAACCTTGAATTGACTGAATCAGGAGAGTGGATGCATCCAGAATTATCTATAGGTGCAGATTGGGAAACTGGGGAATTAATATATAATTAATTATAATACTTTGATTTGTGTCCTAAAAGTATTTATTTTATGAGCGAGGATTTATGCTTAAATTAAAAGATTTAGAAATACCAGAAATTGAAGCAGGCGATATTCGTGACGAATATACGATATATGAAAGCGAGTCCAGCGAATACAGAAACCAAATTGCAGAAGATGAAGAATTTTTCTTAGGCAAACAACTTTCTCAAGCCCAAAAAGAATATTTAATTAGTGTTGGGCAACCTCCAGAGTCTAATAACAAGATACGACCTGCTGTTGAGCAGGTGCTTTCCAATATTGCTTCAGGCAAACCTGAATGGGACGTAGAGCCTGTCGGGGAGATGGATGGAAAGTTTGCATCTATTTATAATCAGTTAATGGATAATATATGGTATAGTTCTAGTGGAGATGCACAGTTTAGAGCTTGCTGTAAAGATTTTATTGTTAAAGGTATTGGATATTTACATATTTATCCTGATTATCATGCAGAGAGGGGTTTGGGAGCTATAAAAGTTAGAAGAGTTAATCCCGAAGCTGTATTTATAGACCCTAATTCTTCTAATCCAGATTTTTCTGATGCAACTAGTATTATATACTCTGACTTACATACAAAGGAATCTCTTAAAATTGCATTCCCTGATTTTGCAGATGAAATTGATGATATCAAAGAAGACTATTACAGAAATGAAATCAGTACTGGTAAGTATGATAGAGATGAAATATTTACAAGAGCAGATGATAGTGATGACGCTCAACCTAAAGTAAGAAAATTTATAAGATTCTCTAAAGTAAGTATCCCTATGGCAATGCTTACAGAGGTAACATCAGGTAAACAGCAGATATTCGGGAAAGACGGATATGTAGAATTTACTAAAGACCCCAGATATCAAGAATTAATTGATAAAAAAGGGATTATAGAAAAAATAGTATATGATATTAAAGTTAGAGAGACTTGTGTAATAGGAGATAAGGTTTATTATGATGAAATATTACCTATTTCAAGTTATCCTATTATTCCTGCATGTAATGAATATGTAGGAACTCCATTCCCTTCTGGAGATGTGAGACATGCAAAGAGTCCTCAAAGGATGCTAAATAGAACAGAGGCATTACTTATTTCTCATACAAGTGCAACGACTAATTTTAAACTTGTAGTGGAAGATGGAGCAATTGACCCTAAAGAATTACAAAAATGGAATATTCCTAATGCAGTTATAAGGGCTAATCCAGGAGCATTGAGAGAAGGAAAGATAAAAGAATTTGCTCCCCCTGCTGTTTCTTCTCAGCTATTCCAAGAAAAATCGAGATATGAACTAGATATCGAACAGGTATTTGGGGCGTATAAATATATGCAAGGATATGCTGGGGCATCTCCAGGAACTGTAGGGGAAGCTCAAATTGTTGAAGATGCAGTATCAAGAAAACAGAATTGGAAGATATTACCTATTTATGATATGTTAACAAATGCTGGTAAGATAGTTGTAGAATGGATACCACATGTTTATAATCAGGAAAGAATATTAAGAATGACTGATGAATTTGGAGCAATACAGGAAGTTGCAGTAAATCAGTCAGCAGTAGATAGATATGGTGATATAATAAAAGTATATGACATGGTTTCTAATACAGTAGATATTAGAGTCGTGATAGGCTCAACGAAGGCAAAATCTTCAAGAGCAGAATTAGAACAAGATTTACAATTACTAGGTGCTGGAATTATAGATAAGACTCAAGTTATAATGAACATGAGAACAGATATGGATAAACAATCTTTATTACAAAGGATGTCTGAGATATCTCAATTATCACAAAGAGTTCAAGCTCTAGAAGAAGAATTAAAGGCTAAAGATGGTGACTTGCAGACACGTGAACGTGAATTGTTCCATACTAAGATGAGAGCTGAAGTATCAGAGGCTACTAAACCTGTTATACAGGCACAAGCCAATGTCAAAGCTCAAGCTAAGGTGGAATCTGAACGACAGCGGAATAAAACAAAACAAGTCGCAGAAGATTTAGCTAGTGCTGAAAAGGCGGTTAACTCAGAACAAACAGCCCCGACCCCCGATATAGGGATAGGGTAACTGATAAATAAGGAGCATCGAAATGTCAGACGACCAAAAACAACAAGTAGAAGAAACAGGTGAAGATAACCTTAATGTAGTTGATGTCTTACAAGACTTCAATCTAGAGCAAGGCTCTTTAGAGGAAACTCAAAGTGAGGAAACTCAACCAGAAGAATCTAATGTTGAAGCCAAAGAGGAAAACGTAACTGATACAAAAAGTTGGTTAATAGAAAATAAGTTTGAAGATACAGATGAGGGAAGAGCTAATCTTGCTAAGTCATATCGAGAACTTCAAGGTAAAATAGACAAGGATAAAGATGGGCTTAATAAAAAAGCTGAAGATGTTGAGAGGCTTGAAAAGCTTGATGTTCTTTTAAGAGATAATCCTTCGGTTGTGAAAGCAATGAAGGATGCTTTAAATAAAGAACAGGAAAAAGCAGATGGTCCTCCTAAAAAGCCAGATGGTTATGATATACTTGATGAAGGTATTGAAGGAACAGAATCATATACTTGGAGACAAGGACATGATGAATGGCTTATTACGCAGGGCAGAAAGCAGGCTGTAAAAGAAGTTGATAACTTCAAACAGGAAATAGCTTTAAAAGACGCTCAAATGAAAGAACTTGCTGAATTACAATCGATGGGCATGAGTGATGAAGAAATTGTTGATTACAAAGAATTTATCTCTTCTGACCAGAATCTAACTAACGAAACTTTAGTACAAGTATATCGTTTCCTTAAAGGCAACAGAAGTGAGATTAACAAAGAAAAGACTGCTGAGCAGCAAGTGTCGGCTAAAAGAACGACAGCCGCTGCTACTACAGGGTCTGCTCCTCCTACTAAAAAATCTTCGGATAAGGAAAAGGACGATTTCTTTGATGGTCTCATGAAGTTTAGTAGACAATAATAACTTAAGGAAAGGAGCCAAAAATGGCGAATACAACATATGGAACAGGAACAGCGTTACAGTTCACTGATGCTTCGCAACGTCAGGTACTGGAACTCGGTTCTAAAATCCATTACTATAATCCTTCCGTAACTCCTTTATTGACACTAATGGGTCGTATGTCAACGGCAGTGACTCCTGTGCCAATATTTGAGTGGATGGAAGATGAATACATGATGCAAAAATCAATAAAACAAGCATGTGCTGAATTAGGGACAGATACTACAACAGCAGTGACAACATCAACATATGAAGCTACCGATGGTGTTAATGGAACAGGAGTAATTATAAACTTTGACAAACAAGCAGCTTTAGAAGTATTTGAAGTTGGTGGAGTTTATTTAGCTACTGAATCAGAAACAGCTGAAGGTGGAAGTGCTATTGCTTCAAATGTTACGCACGTTCTTTGTGTAGCAATAGGTCAGAATGTGGATTCAGCAACTGCTCTTGATAGGTCAGTTCAATTTGTTGGATTGCATACAGGTACTGCAACTAATGGTGATGATATATGGTTACATGAACCTGTAGCAGACGGAACTGCACTATTTGCGATTGACGCATCTAATGACGATACATTTTATCAGTTTGACTATGTTGGAACAGCAGGCGTTTTTTATGACAATGGCGTTCAAACAAGTTATACTGGTGCAACTATATCTCCATCAGGTGGTGCTTCAGGGTTTGGTGTCCATAATCTTGCTA